TGTATAGGATCAAGTTCAACATCAACCATGCCTCCGCCGAGGAATGTGTTAACATAATCGTATACTTCTTGTTTCTGTGTCGCTAATGTCATTATGAAGTTCTCCATTAGTATTTATCGTTCACGATAAATATGTATAACAATAGGAGAATGATTATCCCTCGCTTATCACTATACAAACCGGAACGCGGTAATGATTATTATTTCTTGGACAAACAGATCCTAGAAATGTTTACTATCGGCGGTACCGACATCAACATCCATAAGTTTCTTGGGGCAGAGAATCCTGCTGAAGGTTCAGGTACTGCTGATCAGCCTACGTATGATGCTGTAAAAGAAACTAATATACAAGACTTGCTATTTTTAGAAAATAGAGACAGAAAGTACGACCCAGACGTATATACAATGCGTGGCATTTATAATATTCAAGACATTGACTTTGATTTGTCTCAGTTTGGATTATTCCTAAGTAATGATACATTAATGTTAACTATACATATGAATAGTTCAGTTAAAGCATTAGGTAGAAAGATTATGAGCGGCGATGTAGTTGAGTTGCCGCACTTAAAAGACGAATATGCCCTTAATGATTATAGTGTTGCACTTAAACGCTTTTACGTTGTAGAAGATGTTAATCGTGCAGCAGAAGGTTTTAGTCAAACTTGGTTTCCTCACTTATATCGCTTAAAACTAAAGCAAATATACGATGGACAAGAATACGCGGAAATACTTGACTTGCCAGCAGAAGACGGCACTGATAATACACTACGTGATTTACTGTCAACGTATGAAAAAGAAATGCAAATTTCTAATGCTGTAGTTGCACAAGCAGAATCTGATGCACCTAAGAGTGGCTATGATATAAGTCATTATTACTCTATTGCTACAAATGCCGACGGCAGTGTTGCATTACAATCTGTAGACGATACAGACATAGATGTAAGCAATCTATTAGGTGTTGACGCGGTTAATGCCAAACCTGATAGAGAAGGTTACTCAGGTTACTTAGTAGGCACTGGGGATGTTGCACCTAATGGTGCGCCTTTTGGCTTTGGCATACAGTTTCCAACTAACAACGAAGACGGCGACTTTTTCTTACGCACAGACTTTTTACCAAATAGAATGTTCCGATATGACGGCGCACGTTGGGTTAAAGTACAAGACGATATTAGAATGTCACTAAGTAATACACTTGAAAGACAAACCCAGAAGTCTAGCTTTATTAACAATACTAAAACTAGTACCATCGATGGCGAAACAGTCACTGAAAGGCAAAGTCTTTCTAAAGCACTTAGACCACGGGCGGATAATACATAATGCACATATATAAATGGACACAAAAAGAAACTGGTAAGTGCTACATTGGACAATCTATTCAAGAGCCTAATCAACGTAGATTAGAACATCTTTGTAATGCTAGACATAGCCCTAGAACTTATCATTTCGCTAATGCTATTAAAAAGTATGGCGTTGATATGTTTGACTGGGAAGTGTTGGATTATGCAAATACCTTAGAACAGTTAAATGACTTAGAAGAAAAGTATATTGCAGAATACGATTCAATTAAAAGCGGATATAACATTAGAGAAGGCGGTAATAATAAACTACATTCTGAAGAAAGTAAACAGCGTATGAGCGAAGCCCAAAAAGAAGCTCATGCAAGACGTAGAGCCAACGGTAGTGATACATTTAAGAAAACACGTTTCACATCTGGTTGGGAGTGGAGTGAAGAACAAAAAGCAAAACTATCAAACCGTGCTACACAAAAAGGCAGAACTTGGAAACTTGTTGACGGTAAACGTACTTGGATGGAGACAGTATAGTGAACCATTTTTATGATGGACAAGTAAGAAGATATCTTACACAAATGATGCGCATTCTAGCAAACTTTCCTGTACAAGACGGAAAAGGTGCGCAGAAAGAAGTGCCTGTTATTTATGGTGACCTAACCCGTCAAGTAGCAAACATTATTAGAGAAAACTCAGAGAATAAATTGCCCAGTGCTCCACGCATTGCTGTTTATATAACAGGTCTAGAATTAGACAAAGATAGATTAACTGATTCAACATACACTCGTAAAACTAATATTAGAGAACGTGAGTGGGACGATGCTACTGGTGAATATTTAAACACACAAGGTAAAAATTATACTGTAGAACGATTAATACCTACTCCTTATATGATGCGTGTTAATGCAGACATATGGACTAGCAACACGGATCAAAAGTTGCAATTATTAGAACAAATACTTGTATTGTTTAATCCAAGTTTAGAAATGCAAACTACAGATAACTTCATTGACTGGACTAGTATTACTGTTGTTAATTTAGAAAATGTAACTTGGAGCAATCGCAGTGTTCCGGTGGGGGTTGATAGCGAAATTGATATTGCTACACTAACATTTAGTGTTCCAATCTATATTAGTCCGCCAACTAAAGTACGTAAAATGGGCGTTATTACAAACATTATTACTAGTATGTTTGATGAGAGTTTAGGTACAATCGAAGACGGTGTAAGTAGACCTATTCTAAATGCCTACGATGATATTGCTAGAGCAGGCATAGTTCAAAACGAATTTGGAAGAAAAGCACAGACTGAAACTGCTGCCCAGATGGCTAATGTTAATTACAATACATATGGTGCATTTATTAGCGGCGACACAGCTCAGTTATATTCAAATGGTATTGTGGGTAACAAGAACTGGAGAGAAATATTTGAAGCACTTCCGGGTCAGTATGCTGCGGACGTAAGTCGAGTGTTCTTTACCAGTCAAGATAATGCAAGTACAGTTACTGGTACATTTACATTAAGTCCATTTGACGAAGGTAAAATATTAATTAATTGGGACACTGATAGTTTTCCTAGCGATAATGTAATAGCAGGACGTACTAGTATTGATTATATTATTGATCCAACTAGTTTTAATCCTAGTTCAATTAAAATTAGCGGGCTACGCATATTGCTGTTAGAAGATGTTGGTAACGATAGTGCTACAGAATCTCCCATTGCTTGGCAAAATACAGATACTACTGCACTAGTTGCTAGTGCAAACGATATTATTGAATGGAACGGATCTAAGTGGAATATTGTATTTGATGCTAGTGTTACTACCGAAGTTACTTATACTACTAATTTAAATACCAGTGTACAATACAGATTTAATAACGGCGAGTGGTTATTAAGTATTGATGGTGACTACCCAGTTGGAACATGGGGAGTAGAACTAGCAGGATAATTACATGTATGAACAATCAAATTACATGTAGTGGTGCGCTATTTTACACACTAGACACAAATAGATTTTTATTCCTCCATAGAGCTCAGGGAAAGCGAGCTAATCTGTGGGGGCTTGTTGGCGGCACTAACGAAGGTGCCGAAACACCATGGGAAGGACTCAAGCGGGAAATCCAAGAAGAAATTGGTCAACTTCCTGTAATTAAAAAAACACTGCCGTTGGAGAGCTTTGTTTCACCCGATAGTAAATTCTATTTTCACACATACCTTTGCGTAGTTGAGCAAGAATTTATTCCTATACTTAATAACGAACATGACGGGTATGCTTGGTGCAGCTTTACCAAATGGCCAAAGCCTCTACATCACGGTCTACGTAATACATTACAAAGCAAAGTCAATTTAACTAAACTAGAAACTGTATTTAAAACTATAAATCTTCTTGACAATTGAGCAGAAAGAAAGTACAATAGTTATATGAAAGTACTAGTAATCGGCGATGTAATAATCGACAAATATATTTATGGAACTGCAGAACGGTTAAGTCCCGAAGCGCCTGTTCCGATTGTGCGGCATCAAACTACATTTGAACGTAGTGGAGGCGCAGGCAATCTTTATGCAAACTTAAAATCACTAGATGTTGATGTAGAACTATTAGATCTTAGCAATCCTAAATGCGTTAAAACTCGTGTGTTCTGCGATGGACACTATGTTACACGTATTGACAATGACTATCACACAGATGGGATTGAATCATTAATAGCAATTCAAAACATTAACTTTTCGCAGTACACTTTTGTTATACTGAGCGATTATAACAAAGGTGTATTAGATCAATCCAAAGAGATTATTAAACATATTAATCAATTTGGATGTAAAGTACTTGTAGATCCAAAGAAATCTGCTAGTTATTACGAAGGTGCGTGGCTTATTAAGCCTAATATGCTTGAAGAATCACAGTACGGATTTGGACAACATCATTGGAACTGGATTGTGACAGATGCTAAAGGACCAGTTCGTGCTAGAATTGATAAAGTTATGTACACTGTGCAGCCTGAACAAGTTGAAGTAAACGATGTTACAGGAGCGGGCGATTGTTTCTTAGCAGCGTTTGTGTATAGTTTAACTAAGGGGTATGACTACACAAAGTGTCTTGCAATAGCAGCTAAGGGTGCTACACACAGCGTAAAGCACACGGGCACGTATGTACTAACAATAGACGACATTGAAGACGCTACGGTGTTTACAAACGGTGTATTTGATATACTACATCGCGGACACTTTGAACTATTAAAGCAAGCATCTGCGTTAGGTACCAAACTTGTTGTTGGTATAAATTCAGATGCTAGTGTTAAAAGACTAAAAGGTGAAAGTCGTCCAATCAATAATCAAGCTATTCGAAAAGAACAGTTAGAATCGTTGCCCTGGGTTAGTGAAGTAATTGTGTTTGATGACGATACTCCATATGAATTAATTAAAAAAATAAAACCGAACCTAATTGTAAAAGGCGGCGACTATACAGTCGAAACTGTAGTCGGACACGAGTTAGCTCCGGTGCATATTGTTAGCACGGTTGCAGGGTATTCAACTACACGGATAATAGAGGCAAGCAAATGAGAATATTAGTTACAGGACACAACGGATTTATTGGTAAGAACGTTGCAAGCTACTTGCAAAGTCAAGGACACGAAGTTGAAGGTTGGGAATGGGAACCAGGTATACTTCCTAGTACAGAAGATTATGATTGGTGTGTCCACCTAGGTGCTATTAGCTCAACTACATATACAGATGTAAATCAGATACTAGAACAAAACTTTGAATTTAGTGTAAGACTTGCACAGATATGCGAAAACTTTGGTACTAACTTTCAATACGCATCAAGTGCAAGTGTGTATGGTCCTACAACACATTTTACAGAAGATGGAGCATTGCTTCCACAAAGCCCATATGCTTGGAGCAAGTATATGTTTGATAGATTTATTAATCAATACAAAGACGAATTTAAAATTAAGATTCAAGGCTTTCGTTATTTTAATGTATATGGGCAAGGTGAAGAACATAAAGGCGACCAAGCAAGCCCATATACTAAATTTACACGCCAGGCAAAAGAGAATAATGTTATAACTCTGTTTGAAGATAGTGAAAATTATAAACGAGATTTTGTGTGTGTAGATGATATTTGTCGAGCTCATGAAAAGATGTTTGATAGCGATGCAAGAGGCATCTTTAACATAGGCACTGGTACCGCAACTAGTTTTGAAACTGTTGCTACTGCTATTGCCAACAAGCACGGCGCTGCAATACATCGTATTCCGATGCCCGACAACATTAAGTCACAGTATCAAAAATACACCTG